AAGGATGGAGATCCTAAGAAGGGCATCCGTAGGACTAATGGCGATGAAAGAATCATCCTTGCTAACGGGGCACAACTAGAAGTGGCAGCGGCAACCTCAGACGGCGCAAGAGGCAGGTCAGCCGATTTCCTCTGGATCGATGAATTACGCGAAGTCTCAACTGCCGCCATGGACGCTGCGAAAAGCGTGACGCTTGCGCGCATGAATAGCCAGCGACTATTTACTAGCAACGCTGGTGATGCTTATAGCACCGAGCTTAATTCTCTGCATGCGGCTTGCCGAAATTATCCGCCTAAGAGCTTAGGTTATTACGAGTATTCCGCACCAGATTTTTGCGACATCTGGGACAGAAATGCATGGGCGCTTGCGAATCCATCAATGGGTTTCCTGATTAGTGTTGAGGCAATTGAGGAGACGATTGCTTCATCTAGTCCAGATGCGGCAAGAACCGAAACCTTGTGCCAATGGATAAGCGCATTAAATTGCCCGTTCACTACTGAGGTTTTAGAAAACAGTTCAGATAGCACTTTAGAAATGTCAGTGGGTGCTTATACAGTGTTTGGATTCGATGTCAGCCCTTCCCGTAAGAATGGGTCACTTGTTGCAGGGCAACTGCTTCCAGATGGAAGGATTGGCATCGGTATTCTTGAAACTTACAGCTCACAGGTAGCCATTGACGAGCTTGCCATGGCGGCTAGCATAAAATCGTGGGTAGATATTTACAAACCGCGGATTGTCTGTTTTGACAGGTACGCCACACAAACAATTGCGGACAGGCTCTCCAATTCTGGCGTAATCGTGGAGGATGTATCAGGTCAGCAGTTCTATAAAGCTTGTGGGGACTTGCTTGAAGGATTGACCAATCTTAGGGTCGTTCACAATGGCATGAAAGAGCTGGTGGAACAATTTCAGAATACCGCCGCTAAGCAAAATGACTCTGCTTGGAGAATCATAAAAAGGCGCAGCAGCGGAGATATTAGCGCGCCAATTGGACTTGCAATGTGCGTTAGCAAGCTCATGATCCCTCAGCCTAAGCCACAGATTTACACTTAGACACGCCCTAGCATGTTGTCTAATTACTTGACAAATGCTACACTTTATGACTATGGGTCTATTTCGCAAAACTGAAGCAACACAACCAACGGAGAAGCCTTCCATTATTGCGCAATACGCACCCCAAGTTTTAAGTACTCCACTTCTTACCTCTATTGTGCCAGCGCAGTCAATGACTCGCGAGCTGGCTCTAGAGATTCCATCTGTTGCTCGTGCCCGTAATTTAATCTGTGCAACGATTGCAGCGATGCCATTAGAGCTTTATCGTAAATCAACTGGCGAAGAATTAGGAAAGCCAGTCTGGCTAGATCAACCATCATTTAACCAACCTCGTGCAGTGACTATAAGCTACACAATTGATTCGTTGCTTTTTTACGGTTGGGCTATATGGAAAATTGTAGAACGCTATCAGGAAGATGGACGCCCTGCGCGTTACGAATGGATTCCTAATCAAAGAGTAACTGCTTACTATGGTGATTCAGAAGGTCATTACATTGAAGGCTATTACATCGATCAGATTTTTTATTCTAATAACGATGTAGTCACATTCCAATCTCTCAATGATGGAATCTTGACAACAGGCGGTCGAGTATTGCGTGGCGCACTTGACTTAGAAATTGCTAGCACCATTGCGGCATCAACTCCACAACCTGCTGGCATATTGAAAAACACCGGTGCTGATCTTGATCCTAAAGAAGTACAGGGATTGCTTGCAGCTTGGAAAATGGCTAGGACTCAGCGCAATACGGCGTATTTGACTTCCACTCTCGAATATCAAGCCACATCATTCTCACCTAAAGATATGATGTACAACGAAGCAAAGCAAGAGTATGCAACTCAAGTTGCAAGACTCATGAACATTGATGCGTTTTACCTCAGCGCAGATGCAAACAATTCAATGACATATTCAAACTTATTAGATTCTCGTAAGCAATTTGTTTCATTAACTTTGCAGCCGTTTATTACAGCAATTGAAGATCGTTTATCAATGAACGATGTAACAGCTAATGGCAATGAAGTTCGATTTGATTTAGATAAGTCATTCCTTCGCGCTAATCCGATGGATGATTTGCTAGTAATTGAAAAGATGCTTTCACTTGGTCTCATTACAGTAGAGCAAGCGATGGAAATGACAGACCTAACACCTAACGGAAATGAAGGACTATAATGGAAAACCAGATCCTTACCTTCTCGGCTGAATTAACAGCCAATGTTGAAGAACGAACAATCTCAGGCAAGATCGTGCCAGTTGGTACAGGAGAAATTGGTTCAACTTCAGCAGGACGAGTTGTATTCGAGAATGGAAGTATTGAACTTCCAACAGATCCTAAGAAAGTCAAGCTGCTTAATCAGCACAACACAAAAGACCCACGCGGTCGCGCAATCTTTTTCAACGAAGTACCTAACGATGGAATTTACGCAACATTTTCTGTAAGCAAGAGCGATAAAGGTACTCAAAGTTTAATCATGGCTGAAGAAGGCTTGGTCTCAGGTCTTAGCGTAGGCGTTGAAGTAACAAAGTCTAAAATTAAGTCAGGTGTTATGCATGTCATTTCATCTAGAATCCTTGAAGTCAGTTTGGTGACAGAGCCAGCTTTTAAGTCAGCTCAAGTCATCGATGTAGCAGCTGAGGAAACTCCAGAAGCTGTAGAAGAAATCCAACCAACAGAAAGCGAGCAAACTGTGGAGCAAACTCCAGAGACAGTTGCAGCACCAGTAGAAGCAGCGGCTGTAGAAGCTGCTCGCCCAACTGTGGCGGTAACTAATGTGCGTGAGCGCATCGCACCAATTACATCAGCAGAATACCTAGGAGCATCTATCAAGGCTGCACTAGGCGATCAGGATGCTCGCCGCATCATTGAAGCTGCTGACGATTCAACAGCAACAAACACTGGTCTAACATTGCCAGCGCACCTAACAAACTTCATCACAACAACATTCTCAGGACGCCCTGCATTTGATGCAGTAACTCGTGCTGGTACTGTTCCTCAGCTATCATTCACAGTCCCTAAGATGGGCACAGCACCAACTTCAGCAGTAGTTGCAGAAGGTGGCGCACCATCTGAAACAGGAATGACATCAAGCTACGACACAGTTACAGCGAGCAAGTACTCATCGATCAACCGCGTGAGTTTTGAGCTTCTAGATTTTTCTAACCCTGCATTTGAGACCTTGCTTCTCAATGAAATGCGCAAAGGCTATGAAAAGGCTACGGATGCTGCTCTTATCGCAGCTTTTACTGCTTCTGGTACACAGGCAACTGGCGTAGCAGCAACAGCAGCAGGATTGCAGTCATTTATCGCGACAGAATCAGCAGCAGCATACAAGGGTACAGGCGGAGATTATGCTCGTAAACTTGTGGCTGGTACTGACAACTGGGCAGCCATCCAAGGCTACGCAGATTCAACTGGACGAGCTCTATACAGCGCACAGGGAGCAACATACAACGCTTCAGGTACAGCAGTAGGTTCTTCAACTGTTGGAAACATTTTAGGTACAGACCTAATTATTGATCACAACATTGCCACTTCAGGTGTTGTAGATGAATCAATGTTCTTGGTTGCTCCAGATTCAGTTTATGTCTGGGAATCACCAACAACAAACCTTCGCGTTAATGTTTTGACTTCAGGTGAAGTTGAGATCAACATGTACGCATATCTTGCAATTTATGTTGCAAAGGCTGGCGCAGGTGTGCGCCGCTTTAACCTATCCTAATAGGTAACTAAGTACGCTCTAGGGGGTCAGTAGCCCTCTGACTCCCTAGAGTCTTTAGAAAGGAATCGCAATGGCAATTACAACAGTCGCAACTCTTAGAAGCACTCTTGGAGTTGGCACATTGTATCCAGACGCGACCCTTCAATCTGTATGCGATGCTACGGATCTGATTCTTCTTCCTATGTTATGGAATAACAATTCTTTTAACAATGGGCATAGCAACACAACAAACACAGGGACTCTTTACTTCGATGAAGTCGTTACAGAAACTTTTTATGTAGGTCAGACAGTTGTCATTAGCGGCAATGGATCTAAGCACAATGGAAATAAAACTATTACTGGCGTTGGTGAACACACTATCACTTATGCAATTACAGGCAATAATAATACAGCTGCTCCATTCCATCCAGTAAATCCTTATGGACAAGTAGCTGCTGAAACTTATGTTGATTGGTCTTTAGATGAAGCTGTAAAAAATGCTGCCCTAATGGTCAGTGTTGAGATCTGGCAAGCGCGTACCGCAACTTTAAGCGGCTCAAACTTAGTCGATTTCCAGCCATCCCCCTATCGGATGTCAGCGCAATTGCTGGCAAAGATCAGGGGCATGATTGCCCACGCATTAGACCCTAGAAGTCTTATAGGCTGATAATGCCACCTGTTGCCATCACCACACTTCGTACCACTTTAGCGACTGCCCTAGTCAATAACGCTAAGTGGCAGACTTTTGCTTTCCCACCTGCAACAGTTTTAGCAAACTCTGTAATTGTGTCTCCAGATGATCCTTATCTAACACCTAACAACAACAGCCAGATTTCAATCAGTCCAATGGCTAACTTTAAGATTGTGATGACCGTCCCACTCTTTGACAATGAGGGAAACCTTAACGGCATAGAGGACACAGTAGTAAGCGTGTTCGCACTGCTCGCTGCTTCATCTCTGGTCTATAATGTAAGCGCGATCAGCGCACCTAGCGTTCTCAATGCGGCAAGTGGAGACTTGCTTAGTTGCGAGATGTCCGTATCAATACTCACGAGTTGGAGTTAAGCATGACCGAGTGGGAAAAAGAGCAGGAAGCTTTCTTGATCAAGATCGGTCAAGCTAAGCCAGCAGCACCTAAGCCAATAACCAAGAAAGACGAGGAATAATCCAATGGCTGTATTTCTAAACAATGGCGTGGTTTTGACAGTCGCTACAGTGGACTTGTCTGACCATGTCACAGCAGTAACAATCAACCGATCATTCGATGAACTAGAAGTAACAGCGATGGGTGACTCAGGTCACAAGTTCGTTAAGGGTCTAGAAGCATCATCAATCACAATTGATTTTCTAAATGACACAGCAACAGCAGAGGTGTTACCTACACTTCAAGCTGCATGGGGAACATCTGTAGTAGTAACAGTAAAGCAGACATCTGCTGCTGTATCTGCATCAAATCCTCTATACACAATGACCTGCCTAGTGAACAACACTACAGATGTCAATGGCTCAGTTGCAGACCTAAGCACACAATCAGTGACATGGAATGTAAACGGCACAATCGCAGTAACAACATCATAAGAAACTAACAAAGGGGCTAAACATGGCAAAGCTAAAGATCGTTCGACAAGATGGAAGCGTTATCGAGGGCGAAATCACACCTGCTGTAGAATATTTTTTCGAACAGCACACAAAGATGGGGTTTCATAAGGCGTTCAGAACCGAAGAGATGCAGAGTCATGTGTACCTTTTGGCTCATGAAGTAATTCGCAGATCAGGTGAATCTGTTAAGCCTTTCGGGATGGAGTTTATCGAAACACTGAAGAGTGTTGAGGTTTTAGACTCCGACCCTTTAGCTTAAAGCGC